TTCTTCACCCAGTTTCAACAAGGCACTAATCTCAGAATGCAAGCAGGGCTGGTATTTTTCAGGGTTAGTTTTGTAGCCAATGTACTTGCCCAGCTTGTGATAGGGATGGTGCTTTTTATAGTCATTATAGCCAATGCTGAGCAGTCTCTTCTTGTCAAAAATAAAAGTGGCATGAAAACTGCGGCCATTCTGTTTGTGAGGCTTTAGTCCTTTAGTTATTTCCACGCACTTTTCTAAACTTTTGTTCATTGGTGTAATTTATCATAAGAAAAAGAAAAGGTCAATGTCAAAATTCATTAAATACACAAACGTTCCCGTTTTCGCAAATTTCAACGCTGCCAACCAAGCTCCTTCCACAGGAAGCGCAAACAGTGACTTGATGGCAGCAAATGAAGTGAGCATAAATTTTGACTCATCTCTAGAGCCGCGAAAATATTTAGGCAAGACTCCCATCAGAAACGATTTTGCGCCCACAGCCCCATTAGCTGCCAAAATTTCTTTCTCTTGGTTTCCTATGATTGGGGAGAACGCGAATTCTCGCAAAATTTCTCAAACAGGAGTTTTGGCGCTCACTGGCGAATTTCAAACAGGACATCAGATTAGAGTGGGCAATTTCTTGTTTAAAGACTGTCATCTTAATTCTTACTCGATTCAAATCACTCCCTATCAGCCAATCATTTTTAGCGCCGACTTTAATAGTTACGATGTTGACGAGATTGAAGGCACAACCTTTACTGGCATGGCAAATGCGCCAAATCTTCTGAAGCAAGCTGGAACAGGAGCTTATTTTGATTCTTTGCACGCTTTAGCAGTGGGCATCACTGGCAACCTAGAGCCACTACCTCAAAGCAAGAAGAGCGCTCAAATCAGCGTCTCCTGCTCTCGCACGCCCGTTTACACCATTGGGTACAAAACACCAGAGAGAGTTCTTTTGAACAGCGTTGAGCGCACAGTCACCATTGAGGGCGAAAATGTGGGAGAAATTATTGATTTTAATGGCAGCGGCGATGGTTCTTTTGTGAGTTTTAGGTTTTCTCCTTTTAGGTATTTTATCACTGGAACTTCTTTTGATCCCCGAAGCAATTATGTTTTTGCCATTGATGTGAGCGGCAAAATCACTAGCCAATCACTCACTCAGCAGCAAGGAAATTCTTTAAATGGTTCAGTAACAATCAGAGAAAATATTTATTAAAGTGTAATATAATCTGAATGGCCAAATCTAAAAAGTCTTCAGAGGGTTCTATTGAAATCGGTTCAATGGAACGTAAAGTCGAGTTCAAACAGCGCAAATTTAAATTTTCTGAAAAGCAAAAACAACTACTCGAAATCTGTTTAAACCCAGACACAAAAATAGTATTTATAGCAGGTCCAGCAGGAAGCGCGAAAACTTACATGAGCGTTTATTCTGCATTGAATCTTTTAGCATCAAACAGAGATTTGGACTTAACATACATTCGCAGCATTGCAGAGAGCGGCGACAAAGGCTTGGGCAGCTTGCCAGGAACAGTGGATGAGAAGTTCTTGCCTTTCTTGCTTCCTCTTGAGGACAAGATGGACGAAATCATCACAGCGCCAACAATGGTATCCTTGCGCAAAGATGGCGTTATTAACGCTATGCCAGTAAACTTTGTGCGCGGCTCAAGCTGGCAAAACAAAGTTGTTGTTTGTGATGAGTGCCAAAACTTCTCTAAAAAAGAGCTTGTAACGCTTCTCACTCGCGTTGGCGAGAATGCCAAGATTTTCTTATCTGGTGATTTGATGCAAAGCGATATTCGCAGCAGCGGCTTCTCACGCTTCTTGGATTGTTTCGATAACGAAGAAAGTAAAGCCAGAGGAATTCATGTTTTTAAGTTTGATAAGAGTGACATTTTCCGCAGCGAAATTCTTAAATTTATCGTTGAAAAAATCGAAAACATGGATAAAAAAGTGTAAATTAAAACATGCCAGAGAAGCCCTCAACAAATAAAATTAGCCTTGATTGGTTCGAAGCCATTAAGAGCACTGTGTTAGTTGTTGTGGGCGTTCTTGTTTTGTGGCTTAACAGTAATTATGCCTCTATAGTAGATTTGCAAGTTCTTGATGAGAGAGTAGTCGAAGTGGAATCAAAAAACAAAATGCTTGATCAAAAAATTCAATCAATAGTTGAATTAATCAACACTAAGCTTGAATATATAAAGCGAGACACTGACGAAATCAAAAAAGAATTAAAATCTAAATAATATGGCCGTTTCATTCTGTACCAACTGTGGCAATAAAATAACTTACACAGTCTCTGCTCCAAACTTTTGCGGAAAATGCGGTACAAAATTAACTGCCACCGCATCAGCTAAACTACCCGCGCCCAACAAAAGAGAAGACACTATTAAAGAAGAAGATGAAAGCTCAGAAGAGTTTTCTGATGTTTCTGAAATTCCTAATCTGTCCTCTCTTGCTTATGAAATTGAAAACGACGGTTCTAGCAATCGTAGCTATCAATTAGGCGAGCTTTTTGGTCAACCAAGAACATTCTCTAGAAGAAATCGTGCAATGTCTTTAAGCGAACTTAAAGACAAACATGCCAAGACGTAAAAAAATTCTTTTCGAGGAAAAGCTACCAATCATTGAAATTGAAATACGAAAGCGCCGAAACAAATGGCAGCTTAACGTATTAAAATGGATGTCTTTCGAAGACGTTGAGCAAATCATTAAATTACATATTTTCAAGAAGTGGAACATGTGGGATCAGAAGAAAGCTCTTGAGCCTTGGCTTTCTCGCGTCATTGCTAATCAGATTCGAAATCTTATTCGCAACAATTATACAAATTACGTTAAACCGTGCATGAGTTGCCCTTATAATTTGGGCGATGATTTTTGTGCTTTAAATATTAGCGGAGCGCAAGACTCCTCTTGTGAAAAGTATGCTGTTTGGTCCAAGAGCAAGAGATACGGTTATAACATCAAGCTTCCACTAGAGTTGGAAAATCACTCTCGCGAAGTTGAAGAGATGCCCCTGCATCAACTAGACTATTCTCAATCAATCTCTTTACTGAATCAAGAGATGAAAAAAGTATTGTCGGAAAACTATTTTCGCGCCTATGAAATGCTTTTCTTCGAAAAGATGTCGGACGAAGATGTTGCAAAATTTTTAGGCTATCGCAGCAGCGAAAAAAATCGTAAAATCGGCTACAAGCAAATCAAAAATCTCAAAAAGCTTTTTCGAGACAAGGCTGTTGAAATCTTAAAGAATAAAGACATTTTATGAGCGACCTCACAGAAGAGCAAAAAAAATTCATTAGCGAAAACTATTTGCAAATCACTGATCTCAACGAACTCACTAAAAGGTGTTTCAATGATCAGTCTTTGGATGGAAGAAAAAAAGAAGGGCGTTTGGTTAGGCAATTTTTAATTGATAACAATTATTCCTTCACAACCACAAAAAAAGAAAAGAATGAAAGCATTGAACTAACTGATGCTCAAAAACAGTTTGCTCTTTTGCAGAGTCAAGCTGGAACATCTACTTTTCGCATTGCTGAATTAATTTTCCAAGATCGCGAAGTTAAAAAGCTTGGCATGGAACAAAGAGCGATTCTTGACTACATTAGACTAGTGAATCCTGATCTTGTTGGTAATTCTGAGTCTGCACTGCTCACAGAGTACATTCCGCCAAAAGCTTCTAGTCGCGTCTTAAAAAAGATCAATGATGCTACAGGTTTGACTCTAGACGAAAATAAAATTTCTCGCCAGTATAAGATTTGCATTGATAAGCTCACTATTAATCTTTCTAATTCTCGCTTTGTGACAATCATGAATAATTACTTGTCGCAAAAAGATCGCATTCTTTTTGAAGAAGAATTTATTCGTTTAACTTGGGACAAGCCAGACCTATCCTCTGATGAATTGAATCTTTACATGAACGTGTGCAAAGAAATCATCAACTTGGAAGTTGTTGGCAAACACTTGAATAAACTTAACGATCAATTTGATGAGATTGATGATCAACAAGATATAACCATGAGGCTTGCTGAAATCATCAAGGCAAAGTCCAGCGAATACCATCAATGCGAAGGGCGCATTGAAAATCTCACTAAAAAACTACAAGGTGATCGCGCCGAAAGAATGAAAAATAAATACAAAGAAAATGCATCAATTATTTCTTTGGTTCAGTTGTTTCAGGATGAGGAAGAGCGCAAAAACATGGTCAAGATTGCAGAGATGCAAAAGAAGATAATTAGCGAAGAAGCTAATAGACTAGAGAGCATGGGCGAATGGAAAGCGAGAGTTCTTGGTGTTTCAAAAGAAGATGTTATTTAATTGTTTAGAATGTCAACAAGGGTTCGATTCAGAACGCAGTCTTCATGCTCACATCAAAAAGCATGACATGTTTTTACATGATTATTATGTAAAGCATTTTAGGCGCAAAGACTTGCTTACTGGCGATTTATTACCTTTTAAAAACAAAGAGCAGTATTTTCAAACTTATTTTCTCACTAGTGAGAATCAGGATAAGTTCTTTAATCAACAATACAATAAAGATTTGGGAGTTTGCATGATTCTTTTGGACATGCTTTGTTCAAAGACCAAGGATGGATTTGCACCATGCGAAGTTATCCTGAAGAGTTATGGTTTGCCAAGCATTTCAGTTTTTAAAAAGTTTTTTGGCAGTTACTCTGCGGCAAGTGAGAGTTGTGGCTCCAAGCTTATGTTTGGCGATAAGTTTCCAAAAGAATGCCTCGCCAATCCAAACCCAAAAATTTTCATTGACACGCGAGAGCAGCAACCCCTATCCTTCAAGAACAGCGAATTTCTAAAGCTGGATTTGGGAGATTACTGTGTTGAGCCAAAGTATTTTAATTATACATTTGTTGATCGCAAGTCTGAATCAGATTTTAAATCCACAGTGAGCGAAGATAACTTGGAACGATTCAAGCGTGAACTCTCGCGTGCGCGGGAGCAGGAGTGTTTCATTTTTGTGGTTGTGGAAAGCGACTTTGAACAGATACAGAAAAACAATGGCAAAAACTCTCACAAGAGCAATCTTGCTTACATCTACCACAATATGAGAGCTTTGCAAATGGAATTCAAAGACTGCTGCCAGTTTGTATTCTCCAGCAATCGCAAGAACAGTGAAAAGCTTATTCCTCTTCTTTTGGTTCATGGCAAAAAGCTTTGGAACGTAGATTTACAATTTTATATTAACGGAGGATTATTAAATGGCTTGGACTGAAGGCAATCAAAAAAGAAGAAAACACTTTCTAAACATCAATCAAGAAATCCTTGATGCGAAAGGTTTTTTAGAAGAGAGAGAAGCTAAGATCATGCTGTACAAGTTTCTCAAGGAGAATCCGTCTTTCACTTGCGAATTGTTAACTGGTATTAAATTGTTTCCATTTCAGCACATGGCAATCAAGTCCATGATGCTCACAGATTACTTTTTAGGCGTTTGGAGTCGTGGCCAGAGTAAAAGCTTTACAACAGGTTTGTTCGCTGCTCTAGACGCTGTTCTGCATCAAGGAGTGCATATTGGCATCATATCCAAAAGCTTTCGTCAGAGCAGAATGATCTTCAGCAAGATTGAAGACATTATGAAAACGCCAAAAGCCTCCATGTTTGCCGAGGCAGTCACAAGAGTTTCTAAAAATAACGATCAGTGGGTCATGGAAATTGGCCGCAGCAAGATCACTGCGCTGCCTCTTGGTGATGGCGAAAAACTGCGCGGCTTCCGCTTTCAAAGAATGATTATTGACGAGTTCTTGCTCATGCCAGAACGAGTCTTCAATGAGGTTATTTTGCCTTTCTTGTCTGTTGTGGAAAACCCCACAGAGCGTCAGGAAATTTATAACCTAGAAACAGAATTGATTGAAACGGGCAAAATGCAAGAAGAAGATCGCGCTCAATGGCCGAACAATAAAATCATTGGGCTTTCTTCTGCCTCCTACAAATTTCAATACTTGTATAAACTATATCAGCAATACGAGCATCTTATTTTAAATCCTGAAAAAAGTGATGTGGCGCATCGCGTTATCATGCACTTGAGTTATGACTGTGCGCCAAGTCAGCTATACGATCAGTCTTTGATTCAGCAAGCAAAATCAACCTTGAGTCAGTCTCAGTTTGATCGCGAGTTTGGCTCAATATTTACTGATGATTCCAGCGGCTATTTTAAAGTTAGTAAAATGGCAGCTTGCACCATTGAAGATGGTCAAGGTCAATGTGTGGAAATTGCTGGTGAACCAAACGACGAATATATTTTATCTTTTGACCCATCTTGGTCTGAAAGCGAAAGCTCTGACGACTTTGGCATGCATGTTATTAAAATCAATAAAGAAAAGCGAATAGGAACAGTTGTTCATAGCTATGCTATTTCTGGCACTCGTCTGAAAGATCATATTTTTTATTTTTATTATATCTTAACAAACTTCAATATTGTTTGCATTGTTGGTGACTACAATGGCGGCGTGCAATTCCTAAACGCTTGCAACGAAAGCGACTTGTTCAAAAGTAATGATTTAAAAATCGACTGCTTTGACGCAGACTTTGATGACGTTCAAAACTACGACGCATCTTTGCGCGAAGCTCGCAATCAGTACAACTTATCGTCCAAAAAGATATGCCATCTTCGCCGCCCAACTTCACAGTGGATTCGGTTTGCAAACGAATCATTGCAGTCTTCTTTTGATCATAAGAGAATTTGGTTTGCTTGCAGCGCAGTTAATGATGACTATCAACGCCAAAGAGGCAAGAGCATTCCCATTGACCAAATCAGGTTCTTGAGAGTAGCAGATGCGGACGAAAAGAATACAGCCGCAAAAATGATTGATTTTATCGAGCACCAGAAAGACATGATTGATTTGACCAAGGCTGAGTGTGCTCTTATTCAAGTTTCAACAACTAGCCAAGGCACACAGTCTTTCGACTTGCCATCAAACCTAAAGAGGCAAAATGGCGCAGATAAAGCTCGTCGTGACTCTTACTCTTCTTTGGTTCTAGGCAACTGGATGGTTCAAACCTACTTTGACATGATGAATTTTAAAGCAGAGGATACAGAAGCTACATTCGCTCCATTTTTTGTTTAAAGTAACTTTGAAAGTGGGATTTGTAAGATTTGCGTGTAATATAAATTAATGGTGCGCTCTTATAATAAAAAATCTGACTATTGGAAAAAGTTCAATCAAAAGTCTCTTCCGAACTTTCAATCAACAATTACTGCAAACACTGAGCCTGTTTCGGCTGGTGAACCATTTTACACTTCTGATGCTTCTATGGTTCAATTTGCAAAAGCTTCCAGAGAAGGTTTAAGCAGAACAGATGCAACTTCTAGCAGAGTTAATCGTGCGGCTCTTGCTCCGTCTTTTGATCGCTACAGCAGCATTCGTGCTGGCATGTTGCCTTACAGCTTTTCTAACGACGGCGTTTATGTTCGCGAGGCAATTGAGCTATGTCAAAAAGCCTACGCCAATGTTCCTATTTTCCGCAATGCTATTGATTTGATGTCGGAATTTTCCAATGGCGAAATCTTTTTTGAAGGCGGCACAGACAAAGCAAAAGACTTCTTTTATCGCTGGATGCGTAAGATTCGCGTATGGGATTTGAAAGACCAGTTTTTCCGCGAATACTATCGCAGCGGCAACATCTTCATCTACAGAGTTGATGGTAAGTTTGATTTAGAAGACTTTAAAAAGCTGTCCACTATGTATGCAGAAGAAGGAGCAGAGCTTAGAAACCAGATTCCTCTCAAGTATATTCTTTTAAATCCTTTTGATATTGTTGCCAAGCGTGTGACAACTTTTAACGCAACAAGTTATGAAAAGGTTCTATCTGAATATGATTTAGAAAGACTGCGCAATCCACAATCCGAAGAAGACGTTGAGTTGCTAAACTCTTTCCCCGAAGAAGATCGCAAAAATATTCAAAAAGGCGGCTTCGCCAAGAACGGTTTAAAAATCAAAATCAATCCAGAAAAACTACATTTCGCATTTTATAAAAAACAAGACTATGAACCTTTCTCTATTCCTTTTGGTTTTCCTGTTCTTCAAGACATCAATGCCAAGCTTGAACTCAAGAAAATGGACCAAGCAATCACAAGAACCGTTGAGAATGTCATTCTACTTATCACCATGGGCGCACCGCCCGATAAAGGAGGAATCAACCACCACAATCTCCAAGCCATGCAAGACCTCTTCCGAAACGAATCTGTCGGAAGAGTGCTCATCTCAGACTATACAACAGAGGCTAATTTCGTTATTCCAGACCTTAACAAAGTTCTTGGGCCAGCCAAAT